GGTGACCTGGCCATCGCTGGCATGTGGATTGCCGAGGATGATGGCGTGTTGAACCCGCGAACCGTCAAGGTTGGGCCGCGCAAGATCATCGTGGCCAACAGCGTTGAGAGCATGAAGCCATTGCAGTCCGGCTCCAACTTCCAGTACGCCGAGACCAAGATCCAGCGCCTGCAGGGTTCTATCCGCAAGATCCTGATGGCCGACCAGCTCCAGGCCCAGGATGGCCCAGCGATGACCGCGACCGAGGTGCATGTGCGTGTGAACCTGATCCGCCAACTGCTGGGCCCGGTGTACGGCCGGCTCCAGACTGAGTACCTGCAACCGATGATTGAGCGGTGCTTCGGCATTGCCTACCGCGCCGGGGTTCTGGGCACTGCGCCTGAGTCGTTGGCTGGTCGCAACTTCACTGTGCGTTACCTGTCGCCGCTGGCCCGCTCGCAGAAGCTGGAAGAGGTGACGGCCATCGACACGTTCATCCAGGGCGCGCTGATCGTTGCACAGGCTGATCCTACCGTGATGGACAACATCGACATGGACGAGGCCCAGCGCTTCAAGGGTGAAGCCTTGGGCGTACCTGGCTCGATCATCCGCAGCTCGGCCGACCGGGACAAGATCCGCGCCGACCGCGCCCAGGCCCAGCAGGCAGCACAGGAGCAGGAGCAGCAGCAAATGATGATGCAGCAGGCCGGCGACGCCGCGCTTAAACAACGGGGGGCCGCAGCGTGAGCCTGACACCCGAGCAGACCGACGACATGTTCAAGCGCGTGTTCGAGGACCACCACGAAGGCCGCATCGTGCTGGACCTGCTGATCCAGCGCTTTGCAAAGAACGCCTGCACCGTGGGTGGCATCGACGCCATCCTCACCACGTACAAACAAGCCGGGGCCCGTGAAGTCCTGGACCACATCATGAACCGCGTTAACCGCGCCAATGGCGTCCAAGACGACCCTAACGACCGAGAGGAATGACGATGAACATGTTTACCCATGGCCGACTGAACCACTTCATGGCCGAAGCCCCCGAGGGCGGCGACCCATCGACCGCAGCACCTGCAGCACCTACACCCACCGGCTCCGTGCTGGATAGCGGTGCACAGCCTGACTACTTCCCCGAGAAGTACCAGGTCAAGAAGGAAGACGGCTCGCTCGACCTGGAACAGTCCAGCCGCAAGCTGGCCGAGTCCTACAAGCACTTGGAGACCCGACTGGGTTCCGGTGACATCCCGCCGAAGACTGCCGACGAATACGCCGTGAAGCTGGAAGGCGTCGAGGGCTTCAACTGGGACGAGTTCAAGGCTGACGAGGGCACCCAGTCGTTCCTCAATGGCGCGCACGCCAAGGGCCTGACCAATGCCCAGGTTGAGTACGTGATCGGCGAGTACATGAAGGCAGCTCCCGGCCTGGTCGAGGGCGGGGTGCAGTTGAGTCAGCAGGATTGCGCCGCGACGCTCAAGGCCGCATGGGGTGACGAGCAGGCTATGACGCAGAACGTGCGTGCGTCGTACCGCGCTGCTGAGACCTTCGCCAGTGAACCGGGCAAGCCTGGGAACTTCGCCGCGCTCCAGGCCAAGTATGGCAACGACCCGGACTTCATTGCGTTCACCGCCAACATCGGCCGCGAACTCAAGGAGGACAACGCCATCAACGGCGGCGCCCAGGTCAACGAAGCTGACTTCAACATCAAAGCCGCTGAACTGCGCGCCCAGCTCCAGGCTTTGCCCGCGCACGATCCCAAGCGCCCAGGCGTCCAGGCCCAGCTCGATGCGATGTACGAGCAGAAGTACAGCAAGCCGAAGACCCGCTTCTAACTCCCCGCGTCAAATAGTCGGGAAACCGACACCCCCCACGCACGAACATCGCAGGCATCCCAGCAATGGGCCGGCCTGCGATGGCACGCAGACACCCGGAAAGCCCCGAGGCGCAGCAAAGCCGATGCACGCCAGGTAATCCCGGCCCGCGATGCGGACAACCGGCAGGCAATCCCTAATCTGCATTGGAGTGCATCATATGTCCCAGCAAATCACCGAGGCGTTTGTCCAGCAGTTCGCTGACAACTTCCGCCACGTTGCTCAACAGTCCACCTCTCGCCTTGAGACCACTGTTGCGCAAGAGCCCAACATCGTCGGTATGTCCAAGTCGATCAACCGCCTGGGCCAGCGTACCGCTACCCGCCGCACCCAGCGCCACGGCGACACCCCGATCAACGATCAACCGCACTCGACCCGCTACGTCGACCTCTACGACTGGGAAGACGGCGACATGGTCGATGACCAGGACAAGATCCGTATGTTGGTTGACCCGACTTCGGACTACGTCAAGGCCATGGTTGCCTCGCTGAACCGTGCCAAGGACGACGTAATCATCAGCTCGTTGGGCGGCAACTCGCGCTCCACCAGCGGCAATATCATCCTGCCTACCGCGCAGAAGATCGCCGTCGGCGGCACCAACCTGACCAAGGCCAAGATCATCCAGGCCAAAACCCTGTTCCGCACCAACGAAGCGGACGAGGAAGCGGGCGAAGAGCTGTACATGCTCTACAACGCTGCGGCCGCTGCACAGATCCTGGCTGACACCACCCTGACCAGCACCGACTACCTCGCCGGCCAGTTCCTGCGTGAAGGCAGCGTGCGCGGCAAGTGGATGGGCTTCAACTGGATTCCTACCGAGCGCTGCCCGAAGGTATCGACCACTCGCTTCCTGTACGCCTACGCCAAGTCCGGCGTAACCCTGGGCAAGGGCGCGGACATCATGACCAAGGTTGGCGAAGATCCAGGCAAGGGCTTCAACGTCCGCATCTACGCCAAGATGTCTATCGGCTCCGTCCGGGTCGAAGAAGAGAAAGTCGTGGAGATCGCCTGCCTTGAGCCATAAGCCAGGCGCTTCACAACCCAACTCATTGATTCAGGAGCTTTAAACATGGCAACCGTTCTCGCAAGTCTCGCGGCAGCCCGAGTGGCTTACCCGCAAACCCTGGTTAAACCGAACCTGCAAGGTGCGGACATCCAGACCTTCATCAGTACTTACACCGTGCCAGTTGGTGGTGTGGCCATCGGCGACGTGATTTCGTGGGGCTATCTGCCCTTCGGCGCTCGCCTGATGCCAGGCACCGCCATCTTCTGCGCCGCCGGCACCGCGTCGTCCACCATCAACCTGGGCGATGCCGTGACTCCGGCTCGGTACATGGCTGCATCGTCTGCCGCGTCCGCTGCCAAGCTGCCGGCCGAAGCCCAGTTCACCAACGGCGCGCTGTTTGAAGTGAGCGTGACCAAGCCAGGTGACGCAACCGACACCAGTGAACTGCGCTCTGTCGTGGCAGGCGCCGCACTGCTGGCCGGCCAGGTGCTGACCTTGGTGGCCTTCTACGCCGGCCAGAACTGATTTCACGGGCCGCCATGGACGGCAACAATTTACCGGGGCCGTGTGCCCCGGTCTTTTTATCTGGAGGTTGGGATGACAATGGCCACAGGTGTATCGATCTGCTCCAACGCGCTACTGATGCTTGGGGCTCAGACCATCAACGACTTTGCCGATCAGGAGAACCTTGACCGGGCGAAGCTGTGCGCGAACCTGTACCCGACCGTCCGTGATGACATGTTGCGCGCCCATCCGTGGAACTGCTGCGTCAAACGCGCTGTGCTGGCGCCTGATGCTGTTGCCCCTGCTTTCGGTTACTCCCAGTCCTTTGAGCTTCCGGCTGACTTCTCGCGGGTGCTGGAGGTTGGCGCCAATGGTTGCCAGATCGATTACTTGGTCGAGGGCCGCACGATCCAGGCGAACACCACGGTGCTTGAGTTGCGCTACGTGTTCCGCAACGAGGTGGAAAACACCTGGGATGCTCACTTGGTGAAGCTGGTCACCCTGGCCATGGCCGCCGCGATGGCTTACCCGGTGACGCAATCGGCCTCGATGCAGCAAACCATGGAGCAGAAGCTGGAGACATCCCTGCGCCGCGCCCGCGCCGTCGATGGCCAGGAAGATCCGCCGCAGACCCTGGGCGATGAACGACTGTACGCCGCGCGCTTCGGGAGTTACTGGTAATGCCTCGCCTGACGCTGAACCAAACGAACTTTACCGCCGGGGAGGTTTCCCCCCGAATGCTGGGGCGAGTCGACATTGCCCGGTATCAGAACGGCGCCGAGATCATCCAGAACGCCTGGCCCGTCATCCACGGCGGCTGTGTGCGCCGCGATGGCACTCTGATGTGTTCCCCTGCCAAGTACCCGGATAAAAACTGCCGCCTCGTTCCGTACGTGTTCAACGCGGCCCAGGCGTACATGGTTGAAATGGGTGACCTGTACGTGCGCATCCACTTCGCCGACGGCACCTACAGCGGGATCGAGCTGCCCAGTCCGTACGCCCACACGATCCTCGACCGCCTGGATTATGTGCAGGGCGCCGACACCATGTTCATCTTCTGCAACACGGTGCCCGTCTACCGCCTTCGCCGTATCACCAATACCGAGTGGAGCCTGGCCCCGGCCCCGTTCGTAACCAAGCCGTTCGACGAGAAGGGCATCGACTTCCTGACCGCGATCACCATCGACAACCCGGCGGTGGGCACCGGTCGTACCGTGACGGCGTCCGAAGCTGCATTCCTTGCCGCTGACGTTGGGCGCGAAATCTGGTCCGGCGGTGGCGTGGCCAAGATCACCGCGGTGACCAGCGCAACCGTGGCAACCGTCGAGGTGACCAACGCATTCAGTGCGACAACCCGGCCTACTTGGTCGTTGAAGGGGTCGCCGCAGACCACCAACACGCTGAGCGCCGCTACTCCCGTGGGGGCATCCGTCAGCATGACGCTGGGCGCCGCTGGCTGGCGCGCCACCGACGTGGGCAAGTTCGTCAAGATCAACGGCGGGCTGCTTGAGGTTGTGACCTATACGAGCCCTACAGCGGCTTCTGGGATTATCCGGTCTGCCCCGACATCCGCAGTTGCATCACCGGCCAACGCCTGGTCGCTTGAGGCGTCTGTCTGGAACGACATCGACGGCTATCCAGGCACCGGCACCCTGTACGAACAGCGTCTTGCTCTGGGCGGCTCGCCGAACTTCCCACAAACCATCTGGGAGTCCCGCACTGGTGAGTACCTGAACTTCGAACTGGGCACCAAGGACGATGACGCCATCTCGTACAACCTGTCGTCTGACCAGATCAATCCGATTCTGCACATCGGCCAGATCAATGCCCTGATCCCGCTGACCTACGGCGGCGAGTTCACCGTGAGCGGCGGTGTGGAAAAGGCAATCACGCCGACCAACATCCGCGCCAAAAACCCGTCGGTCTATGGTTGCAACAAGGTGCGCCCGGTGCGCATCGGCAACGAGCTGTATTTCATCCAGCGCGCCGGCCGCAAGCTGCGTGCCATGGCCTACAAGTACGACTCCGACACCTTCGGCTCGCCCGATATGTCCGTGCTGGCTGAGCATGCAACCAAGTCCGGCATCGTCGACATGGCCTACCAGCAGGAGCCCGAGTCGATCCTGTATATGGTCCGGGCCGATGGCGTCATGGCGACCATGACCGTGGACCGAGACCAGGACGTTATCGGCTGGGCCCGCCAAATCACCGATGGCGCATA